GGTACAGGTATTGCAGGTGATTTAAATATCGGTGGAACAATAAATGTACAAGGTGATACAGAAACTAGAAATATTATTCCAGACGTAACAAACTCAAGAAATATCGGATCATTAGCAAACAAATATGCTGGTATCTATGCAACAACTTTTGTAGGTAACTTAACAGGTAATGTCACAGGACAAGTTAGTGGTAGAGCAGGTAGTGCAGACAAACTTTCAAGTTCTACAAACTTTACTTTAGCAGGAGAAGTTAGTGCGCCAACTATTACATTTGATGGACAAGCGGGCGGATCTACAAAAACATTTCAAACAACTGTTGCAAACAGTTTTATTAGTAATAAAACATACACTAGCGGCGCTGATGCTAGTGACGAGTTCCTATTAAACAGAGTACAAGGACAAGTTGGTCTTTATAGAATTAGTAGAAGAGATTTATTATCTACAGTACCAGTTAATCCACCAGGCGTAATGATGCCGTATGCAGGTACAACAGCACCGACATTTTGGTTACTATGTTACGGACAAGAAGTATTACAAGCAGACTACCCAGAATTATTTGATGTAATTGGTTTTACATACAAACAGTCAGGATTATTAAGTGACAACGGTGTAGCAAGATTTGCTCTACCAGACATGCGCGGTAGAACTGCTCAAGGTTTGGATGACATGGGCGGCACAGCGGCAAACAGAATTACAGGATTGCAGGGCAGTGAACTTGGTAACAGTGGCGGCCAAGAAACAGTAACTATACAAAATACTAACTTACCAAATCACGAACATGATTTAATTGTTGAAGGTACACAGTTTTATGCAATACTAGATGCACCAAAAGGTGCTAACAGTCCAGTGTCATCAATTACTTTTGATGCACCAACAGGACAAAATGCAGGACAGGCTGTAACAACAAGTGGTGGCGTTGCTGGAACAACTGGACAGGCAATGGAAACATTAAGTCCGTTTATGTCCTTAAATTACATAATTTACACAGGGAAAGTTTAATGGCATATAAACTAAACAAAACGGATGGCACATTATTAGTAGACTTAATTGACGGTACTATTGACGTTAATAGTACATCTATTACATTAGTAGGAAGAAATTATACAGGATACGGCGAAGCGTTTAATGAAAACTTTATTAAGTTATTAGAAAATTTTAGTAACGCTAACTCTCCAGTTAATCCAATAAAAGGACAACTTTGGTGGGATACAAGTGAAGCACGTTTAAAAGTTTATGAAGGAACAGTATTTAAAGCGGTTGGTGGACCATTTGTACAAAAAACTCAACCTAATATGGTTGCTGGTGATTTATGGATGGATAATGTCAATAATCAACTTTACTTTTTTGACGGCACTGATTTAAGTTTAGCAGGACCTATTTACAAAGCAGGTCAAGGTGAAACAGGATTTAGAATTGAAAGTGTACTTGATACACAAGACAGAAGTAGAACACTTGCTAGTTTATATTTAGGTAACGGCACAGACGGAACTACATCAAGAGCCGCAGTAATTAGTAATGTAGAATTTACTCCAGCAGTAGGATATGCAATTACAGGTATTACTGGTAATGTTAAAAAAGGTATTAACATTATTGATAAAACAAACTTCCTTTTTGAAGGAACAGCAGATGCGGCAAAATCATTAATTAAAGCAGATGGCACTAAAGTCGGAGCAGATAACTTTGTAAGTGCAACATCAGATAACGTTGTTACAGGCTCATTAACAGTTAGTAACTCTGCAGGTGTTACAATTGGTCCAAACGCTAACCAAGTGTTAAGTATTTTAGGTAACTCATTCGTTACTGCTAACCAACAGTTAGATGAAAATTATATAATTAAAGTTACAAGTACAGGTGCAGGATCACAACAAGTAGATGCAGTGTTTATTGATGCGGCAAACCAGCGTGTTGGTATTTTTGATAATACTCCAGAATATACTTTAGATGTTACAGGAGATATCCGTGTAACAGGAAATTTAATAGTTGAAGGCTCAAGTGCAAGTATTGATGTTAGTACACTAAGAGTTGAAGATAAACAAATTGAACTTGCTATTACAAGTGACAGTACACTATTAACAGATTCGGGTGTTGACGATGCTGGTATGGTTGTAAGAGTAACTGGTGCAGATAAAAAATGGACTTGGATTCAAGCAACAAACAGTTGGACAACAACAGAAAATATTAATGTAACTACTGGTAATGAATATAAAATTGCAGGAACATCAGTTCTAAATGCAACAACATTAGGAAGTAGCGTTACAGCATCAAGTCTTACAAGTGTAGGAACTTTAACAGCATTAGATGTTGATAACATTAACTTAAATGGAAGCACCATTACAGGCACTAGTGGATTAACAATTAATTCAAATGGTGATCTTAATGTATCTAATCAAAAAATTACTTCTATGGCATTACCGACGCAAGATACAGATGCGGCAAGCAAAGTTTATGTTGACCAAGCAATTTCAGGTGCGGCTATTTCATTTAGTATGGATGTTACTGGATTAAATGATACACAAATTGGATTAGTGCTAAACGACTTAGTTCCAGCAGGTAATGTTGCTAACGGTACAACTGCACGTATTCACTGTACAACACTTGGCGGCGCAAGCGTTACAGGTATTGATATTGGGGCAGTAACAACTAAATCATTCATTGCGGTAGATGCCGCAGGAGTACAAAATGAATCAGTATTGCAAGATATTGGATTTACAAATGCAACAGGTACAGTTACAGTTAGTGTAACTAGATCGTTGAAAGAATACGTCACATCGGGTGGAAGTTGGGCATTTAGTCAAAACTTATCATCTAGTGTGTAAGATAAATATAGTTATAATTAAAGGGTTGAAACATGGCTTATACGATTAACAAATACAGCGGCGCAACACTAGTAGTAGTGCAAGATGGTACCGTTGATGTTACAACAGACTTAACGTTTGTTGGCAAAAACTACGCTGGATACGGCGAAATACAAAACGAAAACTTTTTGTTTTTATTAGAAAACTTTAGCGGAACTTCACAACCGCCAAAACCACTAAGCGGACAGATATGGCACGATTCAACAAACGGCAAAATTAAATTCTACGATGGTACAAAGTTTAAAACTACAGGCGGTGCAGAAGTTTCAACCACACAGCCAGTAGGTTTAACAGCAGGCGACTTTTGGTGGGATTCAGGTAACAGTCAATTATATACTTACAACGGAACATCATTTGTACTAGTTGGACCGCAAGGTGCTGGTACAGGTCTTACACAGATGCAGAGTAAAACAGTGCGTGATACAGCGGCTGTGAATCATAGTGTTATCGCCGCAACAATTGAAGATGAAATTATATATATTATTAGTGGACAAGAATTTACAATTGATGCTACTGATCCTGCAAATGCAATTACAGGATTTGATGTTATCAAAAAAGGATTAACATTAATTAATACGACAGATGCAACAAATGGTGTAACATCAACTAATCATTATTATTGGGGAACATCAAGTAATGCATTAAGATTAGGTGGATTACTTCCAAGTAGTTTTGTACAGAGTACACCAGGTATACCAACAACATTTGATGATATTGTAAGATTTCCAGATGCAGGTATTACAGTAGGTGATCAAAACGATTTACACATTTACATTGAAAATGGTAACCAGGGCGTTATTGCTAATGAAGTTGGAACAAACAATATTATTAGATTTAAAACAAGTAATGCAAATAGTGTTCAAACTAACAGTGTTATTATTCAATCAACTGGTATCAATCCAGGTTCAACAAGCACATACACACTAGGATCAAGTATTGCTAAATGGTCAAACGTTTGGGCAGACAATTTCCAAGGTAATTCATCAAGTGCAAGTGCAATTAGATTTAACAGTGCAGATTATGCAGGCGACACAAGTGCTATTGCAAGCACAACAGCATTGCGTGATAGCACAGGTGATTTACATGCTAATTTCTTTAGAGGAACTGCAACACAAGCACAATATGCCGACTTAGCAGAAAACTATGAAACAGCAGTACATGAACCTATTGGTACAGTAATGGCAGTAGGTGGAGAAAAAGAAGTTCGTCCAGCAAAAGTAAGTGATCTTTGTATAGGCGTTATTTCAGAAAATCCAGCATATTTAATGAACAGTATGTCTCCTGGACAAGCAGTTGCACTTAAAGGTCGAGTTCCTGTAAGAGTAAAAGGACCAGTTTCAAAAGGACAGGCAGTTTATGCATGGCAAGATGGTGTTGCTTCAACTATTGCAAGTAACGGATTAGTTGGTGTTGCATTGGAATCAACCACTTCTGATTCAGAGCAGTTAATAGAGTGTGTTTTAAAAGTATAAATATTAAAACACGTATATAAAGGAAGTAGGCTATGGCAGTTGGCGATTTAATTACAGCCGCAAGATATAATAATGCACAAGGTAGAGTGGAAGCAATACTTGGTGTAGGTTCAACGACTGAAGGTTACGGACAAACAGTTACTAGTGAACAAGTATCGAGTAACGTTATAATTAATGCATCTCATGTTAATGCCCTATATACAGATTTAAACAAAATTTATGTTCACCAAACTGGTGGAAGTCCAAATTCAATTGCACAAGTAGAAGTTGGTGATGTTGTTGCTGAAGATACAAGCGGTGGCGATACACTAGAAGGATTTGTTGATTATGAAAACTTTATTAGTATTATCGAAACATCTGGAAATAGATTTAGACTAGCCGGTGCTCAAAGTAGTACATTAAATAATGCAAAAGTAATCCAAAGAAGAAATCAATGGACTGCACCAATCGAATGTGAATTTTTAATATCATTTACTAATGCTAATGCACGTAGACATTTTTTTAATGCAGGCGGCAAACTTACATTTATTAGTTCATTAAGCGGAACACCAGTTAGCGGTGACAGTGTTGCAAAAAGTCAAGACTGGGCGGCAATACTTGGAAATGCTGGAACAGTTAGTATGGATCATAATGTAACTACAACATCAGGATCTGGAGTTGTACAAAGTATTGGTAATTTTGATTTAACAACTTCTTACCAAGAAATATATAGAAAATCAGCAACAGGAGTATATGGAAATAACAACTATATTCTTTATGCTAAGGCGCCTACTAGTTCTACTATAGAAGTAAAATATGATTTTTATGATGCCGCAGTATCCGGCTATAAAATTGATGAACCAGTCCAAGGACTTTTAGAAGCCAAAATAGGATTTGTTAGAGCAAGTGGATCGTATGTTGATACGCCTGCGCCAGCATTTTCGGCCACAAATAGTCTTTAGGATAATTAATAATATACGGTATTTGCCGTAACGAGGAGATTTAAATGGCCGTTGGTGATCTAATTACCGCAACTAGATATAATGCTTTACAAACTCGAGTAGAGAGTATTCTTGCCAACGGATCAGGCACTGAAGGGTATGGACAAAATACAGCCAGTTCACAAGTTGCCGTAGGAAATTTAGTTACTGCAACTCATGTAAATCAGTTAAAGACAGATATTGATCGAATTAATAGACATCAGACTAATCAAGCGGCAGGTACTATTGCTACTGTTGCTATTAATGATTTAATTGCTGATGAAACAAGTGATGACCCAAACGGTATATTAAAAGGATTTGTTGACTATGAACAGTCAATGAATACTTTAGAAACATCACCAAACAGATTTAGACTAGCACCATTACAAAGTACTACAGGTAGTAATTCTGTATCGTCACAATTTACAACAAATTGGAATCAGAATTTAAATGCTTACTTTAGGGTAACATTTACTAGTGCAGATGCACGTAGACATTATTTTAATGCTGGTGGTACAATTACATTTGTAAGTAGTTTATCTAGTTCAGCAACTGGCGGAAATGTTGCTAAAACAAATGACTGGGCAACTATGCTATCAAATGCAGGAACAGTATCAGTGGGGTACAATTATACTTCAACTAGTAATAGTGGTACTGGTAGTGCAATTGGTAATTATCAATTAACTTCATCAGAACAACAACTTTTTAGAAAAACAGGTAGTGGTGTTTATGCTGATAATAACTATTACATTAGAGGAAGAGAAATTAATTCTTCAACTATTGAATTCCGCATTAACATGAACGAAGCAGATACAGGACAAGGCTTTGGTAAAGCGCCAGCACCTGTTGACGAATATGTACAAGGCACATTAACAACAAACGTAGGCTTTGTAAGAGCAAGCGGATCGTATGTTGATACTCCAGTACCTTCATTCACTGTACAATCTAATTTTAGTGGCAGTTAATACTTGACTTTCTAGCAATTTTACCGTATAATAGTAATATATGGAGAAATTATGGATCAGCGTCTAAAAAAAGCACTCGAACATGCAGATTATGTAACAACATTTAAGAATCAAAAACGTGTTCTACTAGAAAAATTTAATAAAGAATCTACAATATATTATGAAGGTGGGCAATATACTGCAACAAGAGAACTTATTGCAAGTATAAAGACTATTGACAGTCATATTTTTATAGATAATAACAATATTCCTATCCGTATATTAAATAGAGGCGAATTCTACAATACTTTAATTGATGCGTATGAATCTGCATTAGAATCTTATAATAAAGAATATCAAAAATTAGTAAAAAGTGAGCGTACTGTACAAGGAATTCTTGATGTCTAAAGGCATACTTGTTCATGCGTTCAACAATGAAGAAATAAATTACGTTAAGCAAGCATGTATGGTTGCAGAACGGGCAAAGAAATATCTTGATCTACCTACAAGTATAATAACCGACGGTGATGTTCCAGAAAATGTTTTTGATAACGTAATTAAAGTTGATACTCCACAAAAGTATACTAAGAAATTATATAACAACGGCAATAACGGAACACATCTTACATTTAAAAATAATGCAAGAGTTTTAAGTTACGATTTAACACCGTACGATAAAACTTTAATGATTGATAGTGATATTATTATTTGTGATGATACTTATAAACATTGTTTTGATCAAAATTCTCCTTTGTTAATGTATAGAAATGCTTATCATTTAGCAAACGAATCTCAGCACATCGACTATAGAGAATTTGATAAAATAAGTGATGCAAGTGTAGACTTTTATTGGGCAACTTGTGTTTATTTTGTAAAGTGTAAGCAGAATAAAATTTTCTTTGACCTATTGCAACACATTGAAGAACAATGGTCGCATTATAGAATGTTATATCAGATTGTACAACAAACATATCGTAATGATTTTGCTTTTAGTATTGCTGTACATATAATGAATGGACATAGCAAAGGTGACGTTGCTAGACCAATGCCAGGTAAACTTTATTATACAATTGACAAAGATACTTTATGTAATATTCAAAACGATGAACTTACATTTGTAATTGATAACAATCCAATTAAAACAACAGGCATGACTGTACATACAATGAACAAGTACAATTTAGAGGAACTACTATGACGCAAGGCATCTTAATTTTTGCACAGAATAATTCAACTGATGATTATGTAAAACAAGCCTACTTGTGTGCAATGAGTGGCATGCATAGTGGTAACAAACATTTTACTCTTGTAACAGATAAAGATGTTGATGAAAAAACAGCGTTTATATTTGATAAAGTGATAGTGTTGAAACACGACCAAGCCTCTAATAGTGAATGGAAAATAGAAAATAGATGGAAAGCATTTAATCTTAGTCCTTACAATGAAACTATTGTAGTTGATAGTGATGTATTATTCTTAGACAAAATTGATTGGGATTTATTTGAAAAACAGGAATTGTACTTTACACAAAATCCAATAACATATAGGCAAGAACCTATTAATGACACGTATTATAGAAAAGTATTTCATCAAAATAACCTATTTAATGTTTATACAGGATTGTATTACTTTAAAAAAACAAAACGTGTATCACAGTTTTTTGCATTATTAGAAACTGTAATAACTGATTGGAAAGAGTTTTACGAAGTATTCTGTACAGAGTTTAAACCAAAGCATTGTAGCATTGATGTTTGTGCGGCGATTGTTCTTGAGTTAATGGAATATGATAGATTTCAAAAAGTAGATCTAATTGATTTTGTACATATGAAGTTACATGCACAAAATTGGGTAGATACAAGTGAGCATTGGCAAGAAAAGGTAGACTGGTACTTTAATGATGGACTTAAAATTGGAAATCATCAACAGCACGGAGTATTTCATTATACTGAAAAAGATTTTTGCGATAAAATTTTAGCAAGGTATGAAGAATGTATTGGTTAATATTTGATAAAGATACTAGTAAAATAGTTGGTCTACAAAACTATACCCCCGAATCGGAGTATTGTTTAGAGGTTACCGAAGATCAATATGTCGACTTTATAACTAATCCTGATAAGAAAGACAATTATATTGTTAAGTATGATCTTTCTCAAAAGAAATATGTAATGTTAGCATATGAACAACCTAAACTTACATATGATATTAAAGATGTAATATATCATATACCTAAACAAAGTGTAGGCGATTGTATTATAAAACGTACAACTGAATGGAATATACTTGTTAATCTCAAAGAACAAATGTTATTAGACCCAAGACAAATGTGTAAATTTAGTATTACAAAAGCAAACGACCCCCATTTACTAATTAGAACATTTGTTGCAACAGTAGAACAAATCACTAAAGGATATACAGTCCAGTTTGACTACGAAGAAGAGAGTGGCGATGTAAGTATATATACGCCAAAGATTTTTGATACATACGGATTTATCGATGAAACAATTTAAAGTTCTAGACTACGACATTATATATTTGTCGTATGACGAGCCAAATGCTGAAGAAAATTATTCAAACTTACTTACAAAAGTGCCGTGGGCAAAACGTGTACACGGTGTAGAAGGTTCAGATGCGGCACATAAAGCCTGTGCTAAAATTGCGGAAACAGATAGGTTCATTACTATTGACGGCGATAATCAAATAGATGAACAGTTTTTAAATCAAACAATTAATTTTCAAGATGGCGTAGATTTATCAAGACATGTGGTAAGTTGGACTGCTGATAATATTATTAACGGTTTGCGTTATGGTAATGGCGGTATTAAATGTTGGGATAGAGAAACTGTTTTAAAAATGAAAACACATGAAAATGCTGACCCGGGTAATGTTGCGGCCGGTATTGATTTTTGTTGGGATTTAGAATATATTCAAATTAACAGTTTAATGAGTACAGTATATAATAATGCAACTCCACAGCAAGCGTGGCGTGCAGGGTTTCGTGAAGGTGTTAAAATGTCCTTAATTGAAGGAGTTAAGCCTTCTAAAACTGAACTTATTGGCAATCATTGGAAAAACTTAGAACGTTTATATATTTGGTGTATGACTGGTGCTGATGTTGAAAACGGTCTTTGGGCTGTATATGGCGCTAGAGAAGGCTTGTACAAAACAATGTGTACAGACTGGGATTATGTAAATGTTCGAGACTTTGAATACTTGAACAAATTATGGAAAGATAAAGTACAAGACGAAAGCGACTTAATAGAAGCAATCAAAGATTACGGTGAAAGATTAAAAGAACAATTGGATATTCCTATTGCTGTAACGCCCTTAGACGCTCAACAAAGCAAGTTCTTTAAAAGTACATACCGCAACCCACCAAGACCAGAACATCCTTATATACGTACATCTACAACACAGTTTAATAGTTTTTCATCGCAGTTTAAAACTTATACGCCTGAACAAACACCAGTTACTAAAGAATATGATATTGTAATGATATCTTATGATGAAGCAAATGCAGACGAAAACTTTAACAAACTAAAAACAAGATTCCCTAGAGCACAGCGTATACATGGGGTAAAAGGAATACATCAAGCACACATTGCCGCGGCTAATATCTGCTCAACAGAAATGTTTTGGATTGTAGACGGTGATGCTGTAATTGAAGATGAATTTAATTTTGATTATGTTGCAGACGATAACAGAGCAGTACATGTGTGGCGTAGTAAAAATCCTATCAATGATTTAGTATACGGCTATGGTGGTGTAAAATTATTTCCAACACAAATGACACGTGATATGGATACAAGTCGTCCTGATATGACTACAAGTATTAGCGATAGATTTAAGAAGATGGAAAAGATATCCTGCGTAACAGGATTTAATTCAAGTGAATTTAGTACTTGGCGAAGTGCATTTAGAGAATGTGCAAAACTAAGTTCTAAAGTTATTGATAGGCAAAAAGAGGATGAAACAAATGAAAGATTACGAATTTGGACAACAATGGGAAAAGACCGTCCCTTCGGCGAACACGCTATTAAAGGTGCTATTGCTGGCAGGGAGTTTGGGCTTTCTGATGGCGCTGATCTTCGGTTAATAAATGACTTCAATTGGTTGTATGAACAGTTTGTAGAAAATACAGATACTACAGAAGAATGGCAAGAATTATACAAACAAGATGATAAAACTCAAATATCAACTCCAGTCGACATTGCTCCTGTTGAAATACAAACAAATACAGAATGGAAACAAACTGATCCTGTTGAAATACAAGCAGATACAGAATGGAAACAAACCGTACCATTCAAACAAGACGACCCATTACCTCCAAGAGACACATTTATTGTAGACTTATTAGATAGATTTGAAATACTATACGGAGATAAAGTTTCTAACTTAAGACGTTTTTATAATGACGGCCATATGTTAGATATCTTACGCATAATTGGCAATGACGATTTGCGTAGATTTGTTGAAGAACGCAACTATCATAGTTTATTTAGATACTTAGAATCTAAAGGTATTGAGATAGAAGATGAACGTAAAATGTATATTGAAAAAAATGTACACAGTTTATTTAGATTGTTAGGTGAAGAACACGAAGATTTACGTAAGGCCGTTGTTGAAGATAATGTACATAGTTTGTTTAGGCTAATAGGCGATGAACACGAAGAATTACGCAAAGCAGTTGCTGAAGAAAACTTACATAGTTTATTTAGGTTACTAGGTGATGAATACGAAGATTTGCGTAAAATAGTTACAGAAGATAACGTACACAGTTTATTTAGATTGCTTGGTGAAGAACACGAAGAATTGCGTAAGACTGTTGTCGAAGAAAACTTACATAGCCTATTTAGATTGCTAGGCGACGAATACGAAGATTTACGTAAAGTTGTTATTGAAGAAAATTTACATAGTTTGTTTAGAATATTAGGACCTGATCATGATAATCTTCGTACAGCAATGCTTGATAAAAATTTACACGGTCTATTTAGATTATTAGGTCCACAGCATGAAGATATGCGTAAAGCAATGGTAGAAAAAAACTTTCATGGCTTGTTTAGATTGTTAGGTAAAGACCACGAAGATTTACGCAAGGCTACTACAGAGAAAAACTTACACAGTTTATTTAGACTTGTAGGCGATGGTCATGAAGATTTACGTAAAGCAATAGTAGAGAAAAACTTTCATGGACTGTTTAGATTGCTTGGCGAAGGATATGAAGACCTACGTAAAGTAATGACAGAAAAAAATGTACACAGTTTGTTTAGACTAATTGAACAAACAGATACTACAGATGATTTAAGAAAAGCACTAGTTGAATCAAACGAAATGAGTTTGTTTAGATTAATAGAAGGCAAAGATACTATTGTTGAAGATGTTAAAAAAGCAGGTTTCTTTAAAAATATTTGGAGTCTAAAACGTATTGAGCCAGACGTTACTGACGAAGTTAATCTTACCATGGACAATAATAGGCATGCATTATGGCGTGTACTTGATAAGCATACAGGAAGTGCATTTGTAAAACCATTAGAAATATTAGACAAGCATGAAATAGAATATGACAAAGATGTAATGAGTCGTGGGCAGTTAAAAAGTAAAAAATGGTTAGTTGACGAACTTAGTAATTTAAATCTATCACTAGGTACAATATTCTTGTGTGCTGGTTGGTATGCTAGTATTGTTCCATTAATGCAAGAAGCAAAATTAGACTTTGAAAAAATACGCAGTTTTGATATTGATCCTGATGTATGGAAAATTGCAGAAACGTTTAATGCTGATCTAGTTAATGAAGGCTGGCAGTTTAAAGCAAGTACGCAAGATATTATGCATATTGATTATGTTGAACACAACTATAACACAGAAAAATTAGACGGTGCAATAATACCGTTAACTGATATGCCACACACTATTGTTAATACAAGTTGTGAACATATTCCTAACTTTACTGATTGGTATAATTTATTACCAGAAGGTAGATTAATTATACTACAAAGTAACAATTATTTTGAAATTGAAGAACATGTTAATTGTTCTAATAGTTTAGAAGAGTTTAGTGCTAGTGCGCCGATGCAAAAAGTATTATACGAAGGTGAACTTGATCTAGGAAAATACACGAGGTATATGAAAATTGGACATAAGTAAACTAACATTGAGGCAGTTGCAAACTGAAAGTGCTAGAGCATTAAGCACTATGGAAGCAACTAATAATAACATATATCAGTTTAACAAACAAGCACATCATAACAGTCAAAATTGGTATGTTGCTGTAATTGATTGGTACGTAAATCAATATGGAGATTTACCTAGCCGTGCAGGTCCCGGCAAGGATATTAAATTGGTATACGATGTATAGATACGAAGACATAAGAGAAGTACATTTAGAAGTTACACAGAAATGCCAAGCGGCATGTCCTATGTGCGATCGTAATATGAATGGCGGCGCCGATAATCCGCATATTACAAATGCTGAACTAAGTTTAGCAGATGCAAAACGTATGTTTAGTCCTGACTTTATTAAGCAATTAAATGTAATGTACATGTGTGGTAACTTGGGTGATCCTATTGTTGCAAAAGATACACTAGAAATATTTGAATATTTTAGAGAACACAATGATAAAATGTGGCTTAGTATGAATACAAATGCTGGAGCAAAAGATATCTACTGGTGGGCGAAACTTGCAGAAGTTATAGGGCGCAGAGGCGCAGTAATTTTTAGTGTTGACGGACTACGAGATACTAATCACCTATATAGACAAAATGTAGTATGGGATAATGTAGAAAGAAATATGCAAGCGTTTATTGAAGCAGGCGGTAGAGCCCGATGGGACTTCTTAATTTTTGCACACAATGAACATCAAGTTGAAGAAGCAGAAGCACTTGCTAATCAATGGGGGTGTGAAAAGTTTATTAAGAAAAAATCAGGTAGATTTATTACAAGTGATATTAAACCTAAAACATCTCATCAAGCAGTAAACCGCAAAGGTGCAGAAACACAAAATTTAGCACAGCCTAAAGATGAAAAGAATAAAAATCTAGCATTACTAAAACAAAAAGAGATTGAAAAGTCTTATGGTAGTATGAAAGAGTATTTAGATAAGTGTTCAATAAATTGTAAAGTTGCAAAGCAAGGAAGTATCTTTGTAACAGCAGAAGGACTTTTAATGCCATGTTGTTGGACTGCTGGACGTATGTACAAATGGTGGCATGAAGATCCGCGTGTAGAACAAGTATGGGATCATATCGATAATGCTGGTGGAAAGCAAGGCATAAGTATTATTGACAACGATATAAAATACGTAGTTAATGGAAGATTGATAGATAGTATTACTTCAAGTTGGCAAAAAGATAGTATTGCTAACGGTAAACTTGGTGTCTGCGCTCAAAAGTGTGGTAGTGAGTTTGATCCTTATGCGGAGCAGTTTAAATAAATGGATATTACACAGTTAAAAAAAGTAGAGTTAGAAATTACAAGTAATTGTAATGCGGCATGTCCAGGGTGTGCTAGAACAATAGCAGTTGCTAACGGTTCACTTGAGCCCCAAGGTGAAGATTTTACACTTGATGATTTAAAAAGAATGTTTCCTCCTGGAAATTATACTGGTGTTGAATTTAAGTTCTGTGGAGTATTAGGTGACCCTGCAATACATCCGCAGTTTGCTGATATGTTAGAATACCTTTTAGAAAATGAAGGTATGTGTAGTATTAGTACTAATGGTGCTGTTGGCACAGCAGATATGTGGCGTAGATTAGGAGCATTGTGCAAAAAATATCAAAAAAGATTTCATTTACACTGGTGTATAGACGGACACAAAGAAACTAATCATATCTATAGAGTAAACACAGTATGGAAGGTTCTTGAAAGAAATATGAATGCTTTTGTTGAAACTGTAGGCGAGTATACATATCGTGCAAAATGGGTGTATATTGTTTTTGATCACAACGAGCATGAAGTTGACGCGGCTAGACAACACGCTGAACG